TAATTAAGGCTATTTGCAAGCAATGGGTACTTGGACACTAGATGCTGGTCAAGGTGCGGATGATTATGCTGTATTTGTGACTAGCATGGGCGAAGTCATGGTTTATAACGGCACAGACCCTGATAATGCTGACACTTGGGCATTAAAAGGCGTATGGCAACTAGGTCAAACATTCAGCCGTAGATGTTTCTTTAAATATTCAGGCGATTTATTACTATTAACGCAAGACGGATTAGTACCTTTGGCTTCTGCCTTGCAATCAAGCCGATTAGATCCCCGTGTAAACCTTACAGATAAGATTTATTTTGCTGTAAGTCAGGCTGCAACTCTTTATTACGACCTTTTTGGCTGGCAGATTAACTATTACGCTAGTGAAAATATGCTCATTTTGTCTATTCCTACAAGCACAGGCATGGAACAGTTTGTAATGCACACTATTACAAAATCATGGGGTAGATTCACAGGTATTCAAGCTTATTGTTGGGAAGTATCAGGCGATGCCGATATGCACTTTGGCGGTGATGGAGTTGTAGGTATTTTCTACGAAAGTTATTCTGACAACGGTTCAAACATTACAGCTACTGCACAACAAGCTTACAGTTATTTTGAAAGGGCTGGCCAATTAAAACGTTTTACATTGGTAAGACCAATCCTTCAATCTACTGGTGGTGTACCCAATGTTGTATGCGGTTTGAGCGTAGACTTTGATACACAATCTCAATTAGGTTCAGTCCAATTTAACCCAAGTACCTTAACAGACGGTGTTTGGGATGCTTCAAGATGGGATCAAGCAAACTGGTCGGGTGGTTTAATTACAACTAAAGTATGGCAAGGTGTTACAGGATTAGGCTTTGCAGGTTCAATTAACTTAAATGTGGCAAGTAGGGGCATTGAACTTCATTGGGCATCAACAGATTATGTAATGGAAGCTGGGGGCGTACTGTAATGTTTGTGCCGTTGTCAGAATAGCCATCATAGAAAAGACCTACAATTCCATTGCCACCAAAGAGCATTTCTGAATCGCCTGAAACTTCCCAACAATAAGCCTGAATATCAGTAAATCTGCCCCAAGCCTTTGTAATATTGTGCATTACAAACTGTTCCATTCCTGTGCTTGTAGGAATAGACAAAATCAGCATATTTGCACTAGCATAATAGTTAATTTGCCAACCAAATAAGTCGCTATACAAGGTGGCAGCTTGGCTTACTGCAAAATAAATCTTATCTGTAAGGTTTACTCGTGGATCTAATCGGCTAGATTGCAAAGCAGAAGCCAAAGGCACTAAACCATCTTTGGTTAGCAATAGTAAATCGCCTGACCACTTAAAAAAGCATCTACGGCTGAATGTTTGACCTAGTTGCCACACACCTTTTAATGCCCAAGTATCAGCATTATCAGGGTCTGTGCCGTTATAGACCATTACTTCACCCATGCTAGTCACAAATACAGCGTAATCGTCTGCACCTTGACCAGCATCTAGTGTCCATGTACCCATTGCTTGCAAATAACCTGAATTTCGGGCAATTCCACCAAAATATAGGGGTGAAGCTGGGCCACCGATAGCATCCACATCAAGATACCAACAAGCTAAAGTGTCTTTTTGGGTGAAATACAAACGATTTTTAAACAAATTGACATTAACAAATGTATTTGAATTAACGCCAGTAATACCAATTACAGTATAAGTACCAACTACAGTAGCGTTAGCTGCAGGTGCGGTAGCCATTGTGTAAGTAAAGGTACTAGCTCCTGTTACATCAATTACATAAGTGCCGTTGTAATTAGCTTCTGTAGCACCTGAAATAGTAACCCTATTGTTGTCTATCAATCCATGAGGTGATGCTGTAGTTACGGTTGCAGTTAAATTGCCTGCACCACCCCTAGTAATAGTGCTAATTGTTTGTGCAGTAGTGGTTGTAGCTACATAAAACCATTGCGTACCGTCATAAATCATGACAGGATCAACACCGTTACAAGCTACTAGGAAATGACCTGCTGTGTTGGTTAAGTTCACAGATTGCAGTTTATCGCTAGTAAGACCAGTAAATACACGAACTGCAGGATTTACAGAAGATTCGTATATCTTATCCCCAGCAACGGCAAATAGCTTGTATCCACCTGTTTCTGTGTAATTCATTAAAGTATTGACAGGTGTTGTAATACCTTTTTCATAGCTACCGACTACTGAAGCACTACCTGAAGGAACGGAAGCCATTGTGTAGGTAAATGATGTACTGTTGACTACGGTGATTGTGAACACACCGTTGTAAGCGGAAGGCGTACATCCTGAAATAGCGACTTGATTACCAGTTGACAATCCATGTGCTGAAGCCGTAGTAAGCGTAGCAAGCGTATCCACACGGGTAATAGTGCTAATAGCCACTACACTTGTAGTTGTTGTTAATAAGCTAGATTGTGTCCAACCTTTACGCATGGTCACATCAGTAGGGGTCGGATACCAGTTTACAAGCTGAATAGCATCCATTGGGTTCATGTTGGCTTGGGAATCCCTAGCGTTCCATCCACCAATCGGTGCAGGTACAGAAGTTGTATTGGCAGAAAACTTTTTAGCTACTGGCATGTTATAATATCCCCATATTTGTATAACGGAGATTATTATGGAAGAATGGCGTGATGTTGTTGGTTTTAAAGGTTTGTATGAAGTTTCTAATCATGGCAATGTTCGTTCCTTTAAAAACAAAAGACTTAAAAAAATTAGCGTAGACAAAAAACTTAACAGACCATTTATCAATCTTTGGAAAGAAAATAAGCCACATATTAGAAAGCCCCATAAACTTGTTCTTGAATCTTTTGTAAGTCTTTGCCCTAAAGGGATGGAAGGTTGTCACAATGATGGAAACGCTTTTAATAACCATGTTGACAATCTTCGTTGGGATACTCACAAAAATAACATTCTTGATAAATTTGGTCATAACACTAGCAATAGTGGTGAACGATGCAATTGGGCTAAATTGAAACAATCTGAAGTTGATGCCATTCGCAAAGATAGCAGACTTCAACGCATTATTGCGGAAGAATATGGCGTTCAACAAAGCCTTATTAGCCGAATTAAAAATGGTGTTAGATGGCAACATGATGTTTAAGTTAGTTATTACTAACTTCCAAAACCAGTATCAGGTATGTTTGCCCATCCAATCAATACAGCACTTGGTTGTGGAGCGAATGACAATGTAGCTGAACCCTTGTCGTTAGCCTTGGCAATGCTGAGATAACGCTGATAATCTTGTTGCAATGCAGTAGTATCAAACGACTTAATTTGGAAGTATTTAAGCTTTGTAGCCAATACCATAATCGTATCGTCTAAAACTGTTGTATCTGTGTCGGCTGTAAAGCTGTTCTTTACTTGGTTTGTTGCACTACGCACAAAACCTTTAGAACGGTACTCAAAGCCTAGGTATTCTTTGGTGTTATAAGGTGGCCAAATTTGGAATGTATTACCCAAAATTCTCCAACGAACCCGTGGGCCTGTTGAAATATAGCCTGATTTAAGCCATTGCCATTGTTGAGCATCGACTGGCCCTAGCATCTGCCAATGTTTGGTCTTATCCCAATGGGTATTATCTGTAATTGTTTCGTAATCAGGTGGCAAAGGGTAAATAGTCTTACTGAAGGTAACCGTACCACCAACACTCGTTGCAGAAGCAAGTTGTGTAGTGGTAACGGTTGATCCTGTAACAGAATTTACATAAGTATCTTGAGGGATAGCTGTGCCAACGATTGAATAAGTGTTGTCCAAACCTGTGGTATCAGCAACATTTAATAAGTCATAAGTGTTGTTTACGGTGTCACAGGTAGTGGTTAATGCTGTTGTGTAAAAACGATACTCTAGCTCCAAAGCTTGCCAGTTATGCTCTTTTAGCAAGTCATACCCTGCACGGTTCATTAACGCAAGAATCTGTTGCACATCTTGGCTAGTGTTACCAACAACATAAGTTGGCACGGCAAGGTTTAGTTCAGCAGTTACTTGTTGAACTAATTGGAGTAGATTTGATGACATATTAAGCTTCCTCTGTGGCTACCGCTTTAGATTTACGGGGTTTCTTTTCACCAACAGCAGCAAGTATAGTGGCCATTTGTTCTTGCATCAAAGCCAGCTTCGCATCTGTTTCTTGTTTCATTTTAGCAGTTTCTGAAGCTCGTCTTTTGAACCGCATTTCAGGTGACATCTATGGTGACGGTACTGGCAACGGTGGTAAGAACATTACAGGTCTTGCAGCTGCTGTTTCTACATCTCCTAACACAGGAACGTATGGGGGAATCAACCGTGCAAATTGGGAGTTCTGGAGAAACCAAGCAACAACTGGTGCTGACTCATCTGCTTTGATTCAAGCCGCAATGACAACTGCCGCTATCAAGTCTGTTCGTGGATCTGATAAGGTTGACCTTATTGTTGCTGGTAACACTTTGTATCAACGCTATGTTGCATCACTACAAGCTATTCAGCGTATTGCTGGTGTAGAAGAAGGTGCTGCTGGCTTTGCTTCATTGAAGTTCTACGGTGGCGGTATGTCTGCTGATGTGGTCTTGGGTGGTGGTATCGGTGCTCAAGAAAACGCATTGACAATGTACTTGTTGAACACAAACTACATTTTCTTACGCCCACACAAAGAGCGTAACTTTGTACCTATCGGTGGTGAGCGTCAGTCAATTAACCAAGACGCAATCGTGAAGTTATACGGTTGGGCTGGTAACTTGACTTGTTCTAACAGCTCATTACAAGGCGTGTTGACAGGTTCTTAATCTGACAACCCAACTTAACCAATAGAAAAGGAAATATCATGTCATATAACATTACCCCAACCTCAGGCATTAATTTGGACTACGAAGTT